TGTTATTTTTTAGCAGGTAGTGTAGTATAACAAGTAAGGATTGTTTGCTGGAGCGCCAAGGTGCTTCACTACGTTGCGCATCCTTCCTGTTAGGCACAGCACATCGAGCCGTAGGGTCGATGCACGTGCCGTCCAGTCGCTCAGGCTTCGCAGATGAATGTGAGGTGTTGTTTAACACACCCATTCCCCTCCACAATGATAGCATATTATGTGAATCACTGAATCCATCTCCTGAAGAGCTTGGACCTCAGGACCCAGTAAGATTTCCTTACAATCCTCAAAAGGAGCAATCCGCCCGCACTTAGCGCACGTGCGATCGTGAACGTTAACACATTCCACTGCCATAGTTCCACACCTGTTCGGTTATCCCGAGCATGTGGGCTATGCCAATACCGAGTAAGTATGACACGTTATTATTTCGAATATGTGATAATATCGAACCTATCTTAACTGCAGATACGGTAGTTTCCACTGCAGTCATAGGGACCTCTGAAGAGTTCATGACATCCTCTCCATGTTATGTGCTCGGACTCCTTTGTAATCGCCAGCTTGAACAGTAGTTGAAATGCTGCCTCCTAACGAGTCCAGAGTTTGACCCGTTACACTGACGTAAACCAATCCGCACGGTGCATCGAAATACCCCGTTGAAACTTTTTGGTTTCCGCCCGGTCCAACTGAGAGTGTACCGATCTTAATCCATGCACTCGAGAGACTCGTGGCATTGTATGGTGGTGCATTACCATCCGCTTGAAGTGCTTCCATCTCGAGCGCTGAAGCATCAGCTTCGAGATCGTCGTAAGGACCAGCACCAGTCGTGGTCGATGGTGATGTGCTTGTGTTTCCAGCCAAGTTGTATTCGGCAAGGACAGAATAAACTGTAGCTGCTGTGGCTGGTCGCCAGGAGAACGTGCGGGTAGTTCCCGCAGCATCCTCCACACGGGAATTGATGAATTCGCCGCCGGTTATGAGAGCTCTAACTGCAGTAGATGGATCAGAGTCAACAACTGGATACATATCGGAGACAGTAAGTCCAGATTCTACTCTGAAATCAAACCATCTTGCACGTGCGCTCTTGGTCAAGTTCTCACGTTCGTCCGTGTAAGCTCTGTCAAAGACAGTCTTTGCTTCCTCGAACGCTTTCTGGATAGACCAGGTGTCTGCCAATGCCCAGACATCAACAGACGTACCGGGGTTAAGCGCCGCTGGGTCCACATCAACCTTCTGTGTGTACCTTTTTCCGTATCGATAGAGACGGTGATTCAGTTGGCTCAAAATTCGGCCAGTATCGAATTGGCCACCTTGGACCGATGGAGATCCACTAACATTGAGGTTAATTTTCCGTTGCACGGGGTAATATGTCAAAGGTTTCTTCTTTGCAAATGAAGGGTCATTTGTTACTTTCTTCTTAGCATGGGTTCGGGCCATACTAACCGTTTGTCAAGACCAACTAAATTGTCTTTCCGGTCCGTTTCTCATCCAGTCTCCAAACGGTCGAGCAAGTCGAGGAATACTTCGAGTTGTTTTAGAACTCGTTATTCCGCCAAAAGTAACATCCCGTTGTTTCAGTTTGCCATTAAGAAAGTCACTGACCTCCGGGAGTTTTCCTGCAGGTACTTTTACTGGCTTTGTCACGTACTCTACTTTCGCAGAGTAACGTGCAATTGTTGCTAACTCATCTGCGGTAGCAATATCCAAAGTGTATAGACGACCAAGGCCAAGCGGTGAAAGAACACGCTTGTTACTCCTGGTCTTATTCTCAAGCTTCTCTGTCTGAAGCATCATCGTTAGATCGTCATTCCATTCTCGAAGAGCTGTTGTTTCCTTGAGAGGAACCTTCCAGTCTTCTTCAAATCCTACCAACACGGAATGCATGTGAGTATTCCATTGGTTGCCAGAGCCATTGGTAAATTCAATAAAATGGGAGCCACCGGATATGCCCCATTCTTTCAGTTTGGTGTTTAAACCACGCATACTGTGCCAGCCAGTGTAACCGGACATAGTAGTCCGCTTCGTCAAGTAATCATATTGTTCACTTAACGTGGCTGACCGAACCAACGACTGTTTACCAGGTAACGTAGTTGTCAGAATTCCGACCTGAAGGTCTGTTCCTTGTTCTTCTGCCAAATCCAAATCATATTGTAAGCTCTTAGCAATCTTCCATTGATTTCTCTTTGCTCTCGTTCTCTCACACCCTGGACAAAGTCTCCAGCGTGGACACAAACTTCGGTCGTTCAGATACTGGCGTACAGAAGTGCATCCATCTGGCGAAACATCTGTCTTCATCTTAACGATCCTCCAATCGTGAGCAGGGGTCCCATGTGTGAAGACATGTGACGGAGGTTAGAACCCCCACTCGATTTTCTGTTTGCACAACCCCCCATAAATGTGGTGTTATTTTTTAGCAGGTAGTGTAGTATAACAAGTAAGGATTGTTTGCTGGAGCGCCAAGGTGCTTCACTACGTTGCGCATCCTTCCTGTTAGGCACAG